AACTCAGGGAATTTATACTGCAACACACACCCCCATATGCAAGGCGGGTTGGTCGCAGTCGAGATGAGAGGTTCAAGGGCATAACTATCCCAATAATCTTCCCAGTCGCGCTTAAAATAAAGTCGCAACACAGAACAATCAAGTGGCTGGATCTCTTCCAACCCATCAAGATATCGTTCAATCTCGAGTTGATGTTCTACGGACACACCGTACAAACGCTCTACGAGAAGGCGGGTTCGAGGACCCACCGAAACATCTACGATTGGCGTACTCAAAGCTTGTCTCAGCCTTTCTCGCTGCCATTCATCATAGTTGCCTCGCAAGAGATTTGAGCTGCGTACTCGGCATGTAACCCGCAGTCCATACCTTGCCAATGAGTCCAAAATAGGACAGCCATTAAACTGATGTTTCATCGACAAGGACTTAGCCCTTAGGAGGCCAAGCAGCCGTCGCTGCTTGGCCACGGTGTAAGGACCCGTGGTCCAACCAAACTTAACCAAAGCTTTGATCGGATCCGTCACGTTGATCTGCTCTACTGGATCAAAAACCAAGCCACAAAAGGAGGCCGTTTCTAACTCCTCGTGGACTTCTAGCTTGATAATCAATCCCAGAGACGCAAAATCTTCAATGGTTGGTGTCTTTCCATCGACAACAAACAAACCATCATCACCCTCCACCACACCGCAACAAGTGGAGCCTAACTTGGAACAGAGAAACAACATAAACATTAAGTTGGAAAACCCGTTGCCCAGGGACGTACACATCTCCCCAGACATACGAGTCGCTTTTACATCAACAGAAAAACTCCGGAAATTACAGGTGTTAGTGCTGCCAAGGATCTCGCGACAAATACGCATAAACTCATCGTGACAATCGAGATCTTTAGTCATATAATCATACAACTCAAACTCAACAGCATCCATCAGCTCTTCTGTGAACAGACTCTCAAAAGACGTGTAATCGGGCAACGTACTTACAACCCACCCCGTACAACATATCCGAAATATACTTCGGCCTCAATGCGACAGGTACGCGTTTTATAAACCACTCCAATTGAAACACAGCTTTCTCGATCAACTTAAAGATAGGTCCAACGACACATTTGAACTCGTCAGAACGCGAATTAATAGCACGCGCATGCTTGTATTCTGGGTAAGTTTCATCCTTCCCAAATGACTTGCATTTCCTATATTTCTCCTCCGACCATACATCTCCTCGCATATTAGCATGGCATTTGGCTAATTGCTCTTTCCTTTTCAGGCTATAACTGGTTCCTTCCAACCAGTCGGAGACGCTCAAATCTGAGCCCCTATCTAACGGGGTCAAATTCTCCCTTACCCATGAACGGACAAACATCTTTAATTCAAGCATGATTCCGTCTCCGGGCCGAGGAGGTTTTGAAGCAAACCTCTTCCACAAACCCGCCACGAGCGTATACATGTCATAGTTATCGGGATGAGGTAAGGCCGCCCCATCAACATGAACCCCAAGACTAACCTGGACCGGCCGCCGAATTACTTCAAGCGTTTGCTTATCAAACAATCTGATAACCGTTCCACTCTTGAGTTCAGG